ATTTACTATTTCCTTTGGATTTAGTACCTTAAGAACAAGACTTAGGATTAGAAATAATGATAATTTATCATCATTCACTGGTGATGATGTCTCTGGTATTTACGTCTGGGGTGCAGCACTTAACACGGGTACTTTGGGAACTTATGCTGCGGTTTCTGGTCAAGAGTTCTATGCAAACTCTGAATATAATATCAAGAAGTTTACATTAGATCTTCTTCTTGATTACATTAGAAGATCACTTTCTAATACCTTAGTAAGTCCATCTACTGCTGCTTCTTTCTATAAGTTCTATAGTTCAACTGCTGCGGCAAACTATAATACGGACACTATTATGTCGTTCGTAAGAACTAGCATTGATATCATCAACGGACAACTCAAATCCAGTGAACATTATACGACCGTAGATGAAAACAATGCATTGAGTGTTCCCACTAAACTTTATGGAACTCGTAATATTCCTATTGGAATCAGTGGTGAACTTATTGCATCAGATTTCTTCTACTCTAGCGATAGAGATGTCTTTGCAGAAATCCAATCTATCACTAAAAACGAAGCACAAGTTGCCAAAACCTATCAAAGATTCAGGATTGATGGCAATATTACTGACGGTCCCTTTACAATGAATGAGACTGTTCAAAAACAAGGTGATGCTGCGGTAACTGGTGTTGTTTATGGATTCTTTGAAGATGCTAACTACAAATATCTTGATGTTGCTGTAACTGGCGGAACATGGGCAATCTTAGACACTATTGTCGGTGCTGAAAATACAACAACAGCACAGATTAGTGCCATTGAAAAACGCTTACATCTGATTGATGTTGTCGGTACTTTTGAAGAGGATATTCCTTTCCTTGGATACACAAGCACCGAGTCTGCAGATCCTGTTTCGTATACAACAAATCAAGCAGCGGTAACTGACAACACAGGCGGTACATTGACTATCGATACTGAGACTCTTACTGGATCTCTTGAAACTACTGCTGTTGTATATCCTGAGTCTTCTAGACAGTACTTAGAAGTCAGCAAATATGCTGGTCTTGATATTGAAGTTGGTACTAAAATCGCTTCTCTTGGTCATATTAGATTGACGCTTAATGTAGATTCTAATCTCAATCAGTTCACTGTTGGTAATAGATTGTATCTCCAGTCTGGTGGTGCTGCATTTACAAATACATATGGCATTATTACTGAAGTCGATTTAAACAATAACTACGTTTATATCGTTCAGGTACAAGGAACTATTTCTATCAATAATGCTGTTGGTGACTTTGGTGCAACTGGCACTACTTTAGTTGGATCTGCAACGGTTACCAATAAAGACACTATTGTTGGTGCTGCTTCTGCACTTGTACAAGATGTTAGAGATTCTGGTCTTAATAAGAGACTCTATCTCACGGATATTGCTGGAACATTCTCTACCAGAGATGGTATCAGAGGACCAGGAACTTATCGTGCAGCGGTTCTTACTAAGGAAACCCTTAAAGCTAGAGTTAAGCGTTTCTTCCGTGGATTTGATGGTACTCAAACAACATTTGATCTTACTATCGACAATGGAAGCCAATATCTACCAGATCCAGCAGGACATTTGCTTGTCTTTGTTAATGGTGTCCTTCAACCACCTGGTGCATCAAATGCATACACTGCTTTCTCAGACAAGATTCAGTTCACTGAAGCACCCGATATCGGAGCATCATTCACTGGATTCTATATTGGTAAACTGAGACAACTTGACGACATTTCTTTCGAGTTTGATTCATTGCGTCAATCTTTCAACTTAAGACGTAATGATGTCTTCTACTCTCTCACACTTACAGATGGTGTACAATCATCTGTGATTCGCCCAGAGAATAATATCATTGTTTCTGTCAATGGTGTTCTTCAAGAACCTGGTGTTGGTTTTGAGATTGTTGGTTCTAGAATCATCTTCTCCGAAATCCCTCGTGTTGGATCTACATTTGTAGCATTCTCTTTTGTTGGTTCTGAAGCAGACGTTGACTCTGATGAGGTCGTACCACCAATCGAAGTAGGAGACTTCATTGAAATTGAAGGTGAAGTTACTGATAGAGAAGTTGCTGTTATTGAATCCTCTAACTCACTCATCACATTTGATTATCTTGGATCTGTATTTGGGCAGAATGCCCAAGCAACTGCTGTCTTAACTAACGGATATATTGAGAGTGTTCAGGTAACATCTGGTGGATCTGGATATACATCTAGACCTGTCGTAAGACTTGATTCCATCTCTGGATTCGATGGTCAAGTAAAAGCACTTGTTGGAGTTGCTGGGGTAACATTAAGTAATCCTGGATCTGGATATCAAAACCCAGGCGTGGATGTTGAAACTTCTGTTCCCGATGATTGGACTGCACCAGATCTTTCTCTGTATGGTGAAGAAGTAATTGACCCTGAAGTAATCCCATAAATAACTAAAAATCGTAGCGAGTAATGGCTAAACAATCCCTAAACATTGGTACTGTTGCTAATGACGGCACGGGTGATACTCTAAGGAGTGGCGGTGATAAGATTAATGATAACTTTAATGAGATTTACGCCGCCATTGGTAATGGAACGACAATCGGACTTAATGTCTTGAACCCAGCAGTGGGTCAAGTTCTAAAATATGATGGATCTTCTTTTGCTCCTGGCGATCTTAATGCGTTAACTTCCGCATTAGATGTTGCTGGCAACTCTATTGTGTCTGCATCCAATGGAGATATTACTATTGTTCCTAATGGGACAGGTGATGTTAGGATTACTGCGGGAACACAAACAACTATTTTTGATGGTGCTACGGGAAAAGTTGAGGTTGGTTCTACCATCTCATATAAGAATGAATATACTTCCTTAGGTAATGCTCCTTCTGCAGCATCCACCCCTGGTTATTTCTTTACCGTTGATGGTGATGATAATCCATATGTGAATATGAACATCACTACTGGAGGTGTTGGCGATAGTAGAGTAAAACTTCTTACAGAGTATTCGGGGATTGATGCTCTTGCGGATGTTGATACTACAACTACTGCTCCCACTTCCAATCAAGTTTTGAAGTGGAATGGAACTAACTGGGTTCCTGCAGATGATACTGCTGGTGCTGGAGAACAAAATATTTTTGCTACCATTTCTGCCGATACGGGCAATACTACTGCAAATAGTGCTTCAGATACGCTCACTATCGCTGGTGGCACCAATATTGCAACATCTATTACTGGAGATACATTAACAGTTGATTTTAATGGTACTCTTACTACAACTTTAGCAGCACTGACAGATACTGATGTTTCTGGTATTGTTCAAGGCGATTCTTTATATTGGAATGGCACTGATTGGGTAGTGACTAGAAGTCCAATGACCTGGTGGGAGTTGGGTGCAGATGGAGCGAATCATTTTACTGTTAATGGTCCTGGATTCTCGGCAGCAACTAATGATCCTACTCTTTATGTTATGAGAGGAATGACATATGCCTTTGATAACAGTACTAATGGCGGATCTCATCCATTTAGAATCCAAAGCACTCAAGGATTATCTGGAACTCCATATACTACTGGTCAAACTGGTAGTGGCACTGGTGTTCTGTATTGGACCGTTCCCATGGACGCTCCTAACACCCTTTATTATCAATGCACCATTCATGCACAGATGAATGGAACTATTAACGTATTAATCTGATATAAATGGCTAGAACTGTTCCTGGGTCGGGTGCCGTCATCGAACCAATCTTTGATGAGATTTTCGGTGTTCGTGCTATAAAAGTAATAGAAGGTGGATCTGGATATGATTCAGCAGATCCACCACGTTTAACGGTAACTGGTTGTGGTACGCCAGATCAAGAAGCTCTTTTGTATCCAATCATCGACGATACTTCTGGTCGTATTATTCATGTAAGAGTATTGGAAAGGGGTCGTGGATATGATCCTTTACGTTTACAGATTTTTCCAGAGCAAGAAACTCCAAATGTAGTTTCTTCGTTTGATGTCAATAGGATTTGGCAAAATCATCCAAATTCTTTAACAAGAGGAACATTTCAAACTACGACAGATAGACTTCGTATTGAATCTGATAATCACCCCAAACCCACTTGGACTCAAGCAGAGGCAGCACCTAGTGGTGGACCTCTTGTAGATAGATCTTTCGATCAAGTATTCATTTATAGAGGTGGTAAAGACGTTCCTAATCCTGGAACTAGATTAGATCAAAATGATAAGGTAACGGGTATTCTTGCCAATGGTGGATTGTTACATACGCCTGAGTGGGGTACAGATGGTAATGCTTTAGCTAACTTTGCTATCGATTCTGTAAAATATGATTATGTAAAAAATAATAGTATTTACGATACTGTTACTGAAGGAAATATTCAGTATTATCATTCTAGTAAAACTATTAATGAGTTTGCTCTCCCCAATGGAGTTTTTCAATGGGGTAACCTTATCCAAAATACTTGGAGAACAAAAGTAGAGTTTGATAATATTATGTTATCTGTAACCAATGTCGATGAGACCTTAGGGTCAATCGCCGTTGGTAGAATTGTTGATGAGATTGGTGGAGGGGCAAGAGGTGAGATTGCAAAGATTAGTAGAAACTCTGAAAATCAAATAACCAG